TCCGTCTCAAGTGCAAGAACAAGAAGTTTTTCTTCCTTGACTAAGAAAGGTCTATACTTAATTGGTTTTCCTGTAGATGGCAACTCAAGTTCATAAGTTGGAGTTACAATTGTTGGTAAAGGCATAATGACCTATAGAAGTTTCAGTAATGATATTTATTCAGATATTAAAAGAAACTTATGCCACTAGAATTCACAGGAACTCCTCTTAACTGAATTTGTCTCTCGGCATCAATAGCAGCATTAATTTCTTGCTGAGAGAATGTTTCTCTAGGAGAGTTACTCCTTATGAATTGATCAATATCACCACCACCAATAATATTATTAGGAATAAGTTCTGCTTCTCGTTCTTGTTGAAGTTTTGCTAACTCAGATATTCCTGGAGCATTTTGATTTTTAATAACAGGAGCACCAGAAGAACCACTTCTATTCATTACATAACGAATGAATGAGAATGATACATTACATTTTAAAAGTTGACTTTGATCATAAGAAACTGGCATTGATGTAATACTTATAGGAAATGCACGGACAAAAGTATATTCTAAAGTGGTAGAAAATCCATCAAGTCCATGATCCTTTTCGAATTTTGTCAGATACATGTTTATTTTATAGTCATCTGGATATGACATTCTATGATGAACATATGGACTTTCAAATTGCTTTCTAGTAAATACTTCACCAACTCCAGTAATATAATCTATCCAACTCTCAAAAAATTCTACGACTTTATAATTTCTATCAACATAAAAAGTCATATACGCAGTCTCATCATACATTCTGCGGTAAACCATCTTTTCACTTACACCATGATAATCATTTGTCACATCATGAGTTGCTAATGTAGATCCTGGAAGATTTGCTTCGGAACATAATAAAGAAATATTATCAATGTCTAAAGTATTAATTCCCCTCTGAGACACAAAAGTTCTAACATCAGCTGGAACTGGAAGTGTCAAACGATATAAAGAAGTTTGTGCAATATTTAATAGTCTAGATTTGATATCACTTACTGATAATTTATCTGGGCGGATACCTGCCATCTATAAATACTTCTACCGATATATTATGTATAATGGCAGAAAGCATAAAGAGTCGTTATAAACCTGAGTATCCAAAAAAATATAAGGGAGATCCCAACAATATTATTTGTCGCAGTAGTTGGGAGCGTAAATTTGCTCGATGGTGTGATTTGAATGAAAGTGTTTTAGAGTGGGGTTCTGAAGAGTTTTTTATTCCATATTTTGATCCAACTACAAGTAGAGTTAGAAGATACTTCCCAGACTTTATTATCAAAGTTCGTGAGCAGTCTGGTGACATTAAAAAGTATGTGATAGAAATCAAACCAAAACGACAAACAATGCCACCAGTTCAAACAAGCAAAAAAAGAACTAGAACATTCATTAACGAAGTGAAAACTTATGCTGTGAATGAAGCAAAGTGGAAAGCAGCAAAAGAGTGGTGTGCAGATAGAATGCTTGAGTTTCGTATTATCACGGAAAGTGAACTGAGTATTGGATAATGGCACAAGGTTTTGGGCAAGATGTTCAACGACAATCTGCAAGAGTTTCTCAACTTAAGAGAAAACTCGATGGTTCTGAAGATGCAGACTTGATTATGATGAATATTTTGGAAGTGTTCAGAGAAATAGAGTATGTTCCAGACCCAGGAAACTACTATACTTTTGTATACATTCCCAAAACTCCTGATATTCAATACGATGAGCATCCATTAGTTGCTGTGACTGAAGTTCAACGATGGGGTTTTCGAGGATTTAATTACCATTGGGGTATGATGAGAAATTATACTTGGCAAGAAGTTGCTGGAGCACTTCATCTTGTCAAACAAAATGAGATTGATTATCTTCGTTCATTACCTTTCGGTAAAATCAGGACTAAATAACTAAAAAGTGTCCAATGACATCAAGTAAATATACATTGGGTGGAGAGTATTATCGAACTGATATTATTGGTGATGTATCTACGGTAATAAGACTTCCAGTAACTCCTGCTCCTCAATCAGTAATAGATACAGCAGTATCATCAGGAAACTTAAATTCTGATGGGTCGATTAATTATGTAAAATTTTTTGGAGACCAAAGGAGAAACTATGAGCAACTTGCTGCTCCATCTTCGTGGATGGGAGAATTGGCAAATAATCCTTCATACTGGAGTACAATCAATCAATCGATAGGTGGTGAAATTGCAAATGTAGCATTTTCTGAGGAAACTAGTTTACTTTCATCAGTTGACACTCCAAATAAAGATGCCAATCAAGATTCAACATTAGGAAATAAAACAGATTTAAGATATCCACTGAATAATGATGGAAGTTATGATTACTTATTAATTACAACTTATAAGTATGATGATTCAAAACCAGGAGATGCGGATAGATTACTTTCTGGGCAAGGATTTAATGTTGAATTAAGACGGTCATTTAAAGATGGTCCCACAATTGCTCTTCCAATGCACCCAGGAATTTCCGATAGTAATTCTGTTGATTGGGGTGCTGATCAATTAAATCCACTTCAATTAGTCGGTGCCAGAGCTGCTGGTGGACTAATGGAAGGTCTTTCAAATTTAGATCCAGGTGCTGCAGCATCAAAAGCATTTGCAGTACTAAGAAATGCAGCATCGGGCGTAGTAAATGATGTAACTGAGGCAGACATCAAAGCATATTTTGCAGGACAAGCAGTAGGTGCAAATATCTTTACTCGTGCCACAGGAAAAGTTATAAATCCAAACCTTGAATTATTATTCAGAGGACCTCAACTTAGAACTTTTAATTATAATTATAGATTCACTCCTAGAGATGATGACGAAGCAAGAGTCATTCGTTCAATCATAAGGCACTTCAAGAAAAATATGGCAGTGAAAAAAAGTAATTCGGGATTATTTTTACAAACTCCAAATGTCTTTGAATTGAAATATATTTACTCCAGTGGTGGTCAGCATCCTTTCTTAAATACGATTAAAAAATGTGCTCTCACAAACTTTAATGTTGATTACACTCCAGATGGAAGTTATATGACATATAGAGATGGATCGATGACATCTTACTCAGTATCGATGCAATTCTCTGAATTGACTCCAATCTATGAGGATGATTATGATAAAGGTCCCGGAAAAGATGGTATGGGTTACTAAAAATGGCAAAACCTTATTTTAGACAAGTTCCAAACTTAGATTACGTCAGCAGAACTGCCGAAAATAAGGCAATCTCTGATTATATTCCCGTAAAGAACCTATTCAAAAAAGGAAAACTTCGTGAAGATATTTTTGGAAATCTTAACTTCTTTACGAAATACAAAATTGTAGGTGATGAAAGACCAGATAATGTTGCATATAAAATCTACAACGACGAAACTCTCGATTGGGTGGTTCTTTTATCAAATAATATTCTGAATGTTCAGACTGAATGGCCTTTATCACAAACTTCATTTGATACTGTAATGCTTGAAAAATATGAATCTTATGCCAATCTAAATGCAACTCATCATTATGAAACTGTAGAAGTTAAAAATAATGCGGGTGCCATCATAATCCCACAAGGTCTTCAAGTTCCTCAAAATTACAGTGTTACTTATTACGATGCATCTCTTGGTGTTGAAGTAACCAAAACTAATATAACAAGAGAAGTGACGAATCTTCAGTATGAAGAAAAAATTGAAAATGATAAGAGAAATATATTCATTCTCAAACCACAATATTTAAATATCATCTTCAATGATCTTGATGATATCATGCCATACAAAAAAGGTAGCACTCAATATGTGAATGCTACCCTTAAGAGAGGAGATAATATCAGATTATTTGAGTAGATTTTTTATTCCAAGGAACTCTACCCCTAGTAGCTTCACTGATTTTTCTCTTAGTTTCTTCGGAATGTTTTTTTCCAGGTTTTCCTTTTCTTTCTTGTTGAATCCTTTTAAGTCTTTCCACACCCTCAGGAGTTTGTCTTGGTTTTCCTTTATTAGATTCTCCGATTTTTCTTTTATGACTTTCACTAAGTTTTTTGCCCTTTAAAGAGGCACACATTTTTCTTCGTTCTTCATCCATAAGAATACCAGGAACTCCTTCACCACCATTAGTTTTGTTATGAAGAATACCAGTTCTTAAATCTTTTCTACCAAACACAAAAATCATATAGATTTCGTGTTTAAATGCTTGTTCTTCATTAAGGTTCTTCTTTAGAAATATTCTTCTACTTATTTCTGGTGGATAAAACCCACTATGTTTTTGATGGATTCTATTTCCTTTACCTTTACCAATGTAATAAGGGGTTCCATCTTCACGCAAATATGCGTAAGTGTAGTATTCCATAGTTCTACTCTGTAAGTCGCAGTACTATTTATACAAGAAAAGGTGCCTAAAGCACCTTTTCCACCCATAATGCGACTTACAGGTTTATCTATTTAGTCGTTGGCAAGACGAGAAAAATATGTCAGAGCATCATCTTCATCTTCATCAGGAGTCTCAATCTTGGGAAGTGAAGGAGACTTGCTGCGAGCAAAAGACTGCTCCAATTCTGCAATCACTTCTTCTTCCTTAGAAGGAGTTTGTGCATAAGAATCGTAATCATCTTCTTGCTCCTGGACTGCCTCACGAGCAGACTTCTGACCAAGAACATACTTCAGACGCTTTTCAAGATCTTCATAGGACTTGAATTGATCAGGAGCAACAATTGCGGAAAGAGAATACTCTTTCTTCCAGATTGCTTCCAGAGCATCATCATCATCCAGAAGAGGACCAGAACGATCAAACTCAGATTTATCGTAGTTCCAATAACCTTCAACCTTACGGATCTTCAGTCGGAAGTTTGCACCACCCCAGAAGTCGAAAGGATTGATTGGTTCTTCATCTTCAAACTCAGGTTGCATAGCATTCAAGATCTTATCAAAGATCTTTTTACCAAACTTAAAGAGAAAGACTTTACCTTCGTTCTCGGGATGTGCAGGATCTTTTACAACATAGATGTTGCTGTAGTAAGACAGTTTACGCTTCTGCCTACGAACAGTTTCCTTATCTTTCTCACTACCACTATTCCACAGTTCACGATTGTGCTCGGAAACGGGATCTTTTTGACCAATAGTGGTCAGTGAGTTTTCAATGTACCAACCACCAGGACCTTGGAAAGCATGTGCATACATCTTTACCCAAGGAAGTTCTTCACCTTCAGGTGCTGGGAGAAAACGAATGATGGCAGAACCAACACCAGTCTTGTCCATTTCAGGTTTCCAGAAACGGTCATCTGGTCCACCACCACTGGTGCTCATTTTCTCTACTTCTTTCACCAGTTTTTCGGTGAGAGAACCAAGTTTGGATTGCTTTTTCAGATTTTCGAAAGACATTTGTATACCTCGGATTTTTTATATTTGGCCTGTGTGTACCCCATCAGTCTACATGTCGGAACCAGTATTGTCAATACGTTCCTTCATGGTTTCAAGAAGTTGAGTCATGTTGTTGAATATGACATTCATATCCACATGAGGAGGAAGTCCCATCATTCTTGCAGATTCCTGAATTCTTTCTTTCATTTTGACTGCTTCAGGGTCATCAGAAAGTTTCAGTCTCGTATAAAGAATTTGCTGTTTATTCAACAGTTTTTCAAGGAGAGCAACATGAAATAACTTTTCCTCCTTAGTCATGCGAGGAAACTCAAATACATTTCTGTAAATGTCCTCTTGAAGATCAGAAATTTCAGCCATCTCTGCACGGACAACTTCAGAATCAAAAAAACTCATGTTCCTCCAACAACTTGCTTGAGTATTTTCTTGTAATGGAATACATCTATATGTAGGAAAGGAGAATATTTTTTAATTCTTAGACTTACGGTTTCCCACACAGGATCTTTCAGTTTTTTATCAAAGTTTTTCCCGAACAGGAAAATCTTATCGTATATCACCATAGTTTCTAGGCTAATTTTACCGATAAGGAAACTTTTTAGAAGAAGTGGATGTCCCTTAGAACAATCAAATACTTCTTCAAATTTACTATCAAATAGTTGTTGAGATTCTTCCCTAAAAAGATAGGAAAGAGATTGTATTCTTTTCTGCCAAGACTTATATCTAGTCTCACCTTCTTTAATCATCTCACCAATCCACAGTGTTTGTGGGTCTGAGCATGATGTAAAGTTAGCAACAAAAAAATCTACTACTTCTTTATCTTCTTTTTGTCTTGATAGTTTTTCAAACCAATACCTATCCTTTCTTTTATAAAAGGACTGAAGAGATGCACGACTCTTACCTTGATACTTGTGATAATCATAAGAATCTTTCGTAAAGTGATTCTTCAGAGCAAGGTAAGTCTTATAAGTATCAAATGGCACCATTCAAAAAAGTAATATAGGAAATTTTTGCCGGGATTTTTTTCGACCCAAAATGGAATTAAAAGACTAATCTGGCACGAGATGTCTTCTTCAGGAAGTTTAACTCCATGGCCTCATACTTAATCTTTTCCTTAAGTGGTTTGGAAATAAGTTTCGGAACAGACTCGACATCGATACTATTCTTTTCACAGAAGTGAATGATAGCATCGATATAGTTCATGTCTTCATTATGTTGCACGAGATTCTCAATCTCCTGGGCAAATCGAGATGGGCAGAAAAACTTATTCTCTAGTGCTTTTTCTAATTCATTCTCCATTTGACCTAACACTGTGATGTACAATCTTTTTCCTCAACTTTGTTCATTCTAAAACATAAATTCAATATCGTCAAGAAGTCTTATCGTTGACGAACTTTTTAATATATTGTGTCAGCATTCTGATGTATTTTGCTTTATCTCGTTCTTCATATACTTCCACTTCACCATTCTCGCAGGTCATAATAATCACGAACTTTTTAACAGAAAGTCCTGTGAGTTCATGAAGCATACACGCATATGCACAACACTGAACGAAATATCCATCAATCCACTCTCGTGGTTTTGGTTGTTTAGAAGTTTTAAAATCTATGATTGAAAGTTCTCCATCAAACTCTGCGATACAATCTACAGTGCCAGCAACACCTAAGTATTGACTATAAAGAGAACCTTCAAGTGCATGGATATTATTTATGCGACTTAATGCTGGTTTAGCAATCTTGAAAAGATGCTCTGAAATTGGTTGAACTGTTGGAAGTTCTTGATTTAATAAGTGATGTTCAATTAGAGTATGTGCATCAGTTCCACGACTAGTGGCTCTTTTAGTAACTCTATTTGCTTCTTCTTCACCAACTTTTTCACGCCACTTAGCAAACTTTTCTTTGCTAAAGTGACTGATAACTGATGTAATAGAAACAAACTTTTGGAGTTCATTGTTGTTTGGAACTTTGTAATAACGAACTCCATCAATCATCTCCCTTTCCAACGAAGGGAGATTCAATTCAACATGATTAAACATCAGAGATTCAATTCCATTTTAGCAACAAGATATTCTTTACATAGACCAGAACGAACAATATCTTCCACACCAAATTCGACCATTGACATAGATGGCATTACTCTCAAAATCCTTAAGAAATCAATAATACCATTACGCTCATTTGTTTTCACGAGGTCCGACTGAGTAGCATCACCACAGA